TCCCCACCCTCAAATCCATAAACAAACTTAATATCAGTAATTTCGGTATCTGGTTGTAAGGGTAAACCAATACCATCACAATCTAAGAACTGATTGTAATTTTTACTCAGATATGTAACTTCATTATATCTGATTCCATCATAATAATAGAAACTTCCTGATTCTGGGAATCCCATTGTGGAATCTACAGTTACAACTGTAGTTCCAGTGGTTGCTTGTAGTACTTTTGTTTTTTTACTAATTGAGAATTGTCTATCTGGAGATGCACCTATTCCAAACCTTGGAGATGGTTCTGGAGCAAAGGAAATTTTGAAATATTTCTTAGATCCAAGAAAAACCTCATCAACAGAGGCAACTGCTCCACTTGCTGTTGGATCTGAGACAGAATCTTGTGATAATGTGGTTGATTCTAATCTCTTTGGATTACCTTCAATCGCCTCAACAATGATATCATCAGTTTTTATCCAATCTGCAGAAGATGGTTGAATTGTTTGGTCAAATGGTCTTGAAATTTCTACTTGTTTTGCAAATAAAACATTAAACAGAATTTTTAATGCTGTTTCTGTTCCTTTTGAACTGAAAAAGTCCTTTGCCCTAGAAAGAATATTCTCGATAGAGACATTTTGAAACTGTCGCTCTTCAAAACCAGGCAAGAACTGATACTTATGTTTTCTGTAGAACTCCTGAAGATACAAGAAGTTTAAATTAGATACAAGAGTACCTTTGGGGTGATCATCAATATCAGTTTTACTGAATGTAAGATATTCTTGATTTCCAGATGTTTCGATAGCACTGACAGAACTAAATCCACGAACACAACCAGTGAACGATGTTGCAGTCTTACCAGTATATGTAATTATTTCGTTTTCAATTCTCAATAGACCATACTGTTCTGGAAAACCAACAGTAGTGTTAACTTCAATAGTTTCATCCAGATGAAGAACACTCTCAGACAGCGTAATTGGAAGGAAAGGTTGTCCAGTTGCTGGATTAAGTGCTCCAATGAGTAATTCAGCAAAAGATTCTACATTTTTTAAATTGGCAAGGTTATCGATCAGATAAATCGATCCATAATCTCTCTCCTCAGAGATATAATACTGCTTGAGGAAATCGACAAATAATGAATTGTCTGTTGTGATAAATTCTGGCAGCAGGTTGTCCAGAATATTGCCTATTTTTACCTTTTTATCTGCCATTTCTTATCTTGTGAATTTTCTGTAACTGGAGAAACTTGATGGGGGTATGTAGATAGTTCCAGATCTGTTAGATCCAGATGCCATAAGATCTTCTTTGAGATTCAGTAAACTATTTCCTGTAGTATCTAGTACAATGTACATATTCTCTTTTGCCAGAATGTCATTAGATTCTGGAACAACTTCGATCTCAATTCTATTTAAAAGAGTTGTAGAAACGATATTTACAGGATAGAGAATAATCTCACCCTTATCATAATAGACCTTACCTGCGTTCGTATTGATGTATTTGACAGTATTTCCTTCAAAGGTGAAGAATTTTACTGTTCCAATTTCAGTAGAACCATCGTCAGGCATATCAGTCATGTACACATCATTCTCTACACCTTCAATTTTGAATGCAGATGATCTAACATTGAAACCTTCTGTGTCTGCATGGAATCTATTACCATAACAGATCTCATAGTTGGCAAGTTGATTGTATAATGGAGTTGCATTTCTCCTCATAATCAAGTTTGTGATATTTGAGGTGATTCCTGTATCCACTCTGTCAATAATTGACAGCAACTTACTATATTTCACTCTTCCACCAAAAGAATTAATATCCGCAGACCTTGCATACTTTTCTAATGCAAGTGTAATCCTTGATTGTAATTCAGATTTATTTGGTATAAAACTTGGATCGTATGAAACTGTCGAATCATATTCAACATACAGATAATGAAGATCAATAAACTCTTGTTTGATACCAGCAACGGTATATTTCTTTAAATCTCTTTTAATTTCATCTTTAGTCACAGTTGAAATGACTTCACCATTTTTTGGTTTTACTGTGACAAAAACTTTACCAAATTGTGGTGGGTCAAGTTCCTCACCACCATATGCAGTGACTGATTCTACGTTTGGATAGAGAAATGGAATGAGAGAAGTGTAATCATTCGCTGTGACTGCCCTATACTGGGACGAGTAGACCCTAGGAGCAAGGTATTTGATACTGTCTACTGGTTCTATCTCATCTCCGTTTGCTGCCGCTTGTACGGTCGTTAGAGGAGATACCCCAGAAGTGATAGTTTTTTCTGTCAAACCTTGAGTGAACTGTAAATGACCAGCAAAATTGAAATTTGTCGATCCATTCGCTGCACTTCCGTTTGTTACAATGTAAGTAATATTGAGAGTAGATCCATTTTCAGGTTTTTTACCTAAAATACCATCACCAAACAAAATTTGATACTTTTCATCTTCAACTTCTTGTGTCAAGAACAATCTTGATGATGCATCAACATCAAATATGTTTGCATATGGGATATAATTTTCAATTCCTGATCCAACAGTTTCTACACGAATGGTTGAGGTGTCAATGCCTTGATTTGGTAAGATATATTTTGGCGCTAACTGAGAATCATCGATTGTAAATGATTTTCTGAGTAAATTTCCTTCAAAAATTTCAATATTTGTGAAAGAAGCAATTCCACTACTGTTTGGGGTGACTGTAATATCCTCTGGAATCGAAAAAATGAAGTTTCCGTTCTGTACTGTACCTAATGCAACGACTCCCGCCTTCAATTTGACCGTTCTAGCATCGAGTGCGCTTACATCTACGGTGAAATTGATCTTTGCAACTGCTGCTTTCGTGGATCTAGGAACATATCCAATGTTTCTTGCCAAAGAAACCACATTTTCACGCAAAGTTGCACTGTCAATGAATGACTCATTGACTGCCATGTTGGTATTGTAGGCATTAATGTAAGAATTATATGCTAAAGTATCAATTAAAATCGAAAAGTTGGAACCTTCAAAGTCAAAATCAGTAAAGTTTGAGTTTGCCCGCAGATATTCCTTTATCTGAACACGCAAATCTTGAAAATCTAGGTTTGTAAACTGATTAAATGACATTATACTCTAGTGGGTTGTAATAAGAACTCAACATTTTGAGTTGGAAGTGGTAAACCAACAATGTCATACTCAATTTGGACAAAAACACTGTTACTATCGACTTGTCCCTGAGCAAAAACTCGTGTTACTGTGATTCTAGGTTCAAAATTTCTCAATAAAACTTCAATTTCATCTTCCAAAAAATCAAAAGACTCTTCATCTATCAGTTCAAACAGAGTAGTTCCTAAAGTTGTACCCAATAATGAATTAAAAAACCTCTCATTGATTTGAGTTCTGACTAAATTAATGACAGATTTTTTAATTGCATCTTCATTTTTGATTGCAATGATGTCATTTGTCACAGGATGTCTTATAAAAGACAAACTTATATCTCTAAAACCTCTAGAAATCGGTTCAGCCATCCAACCTTGATATACTGTAGTATATCTATAATAGTTTTTAGTATTTATTGAGGTTTAGTAGCGTTCTGGAATATCTTTGTAGTCCTCTGGATTAAAAATTTCTTCCTCGGATAATGTTTTAGTGCGTTTTGCTTTATGATGCATCACTTCTGAAAGATCATATTCTTGCGGAGCATCAGAACCTGCTGGTCCTTTCCAATAATCTGTAATCAATTTGGTTGTCCCCCACATTTTATACATGTAATTTTTGTCTCTGTCAACTGCAGCGTTACCCATTTGAGTTCTCACGGTTGTTCCTAGTATTTATTTCTTGTTTTATAGTATCAAAATCTTCTTCGAGAACTTCTTTTAGATAGTCTTCGTCATAATTGCTGTAGTAATTAGTTTTTGCAAGTTTTTTCCTTGCTTCTAGAAGATCTTTTCTAGGTTGTGCCAAAACTAAATTGTATTTTCCGTTATTTGACTGAATACCATTGATAAAAGTATCTTCATTTTTGGCATCAGAAAGGAATTTATAGTCTGGATATTGTAAATTATAATTATCGACGGCATTATAAAGGAAATCACTGTCATGATGATCCTCTACAATGTAAATTACAACATCATAATCAGGAAATGGAATAATTTCATCTAAATTTTTCTCTAAAATTAAAAAATTAGCGGTTGAAGCAAAGGGACATAGTGAAAAATTTCCCAACTCAGGTCTAATCTTAGATAAATTACGGATCCATTTCCGAATATGTCTATTTCTCTTGTCTCTCATCAGGTGTAGTCCAGAAATAATCATCACAATCACCCAATCTTCCCCAGTTAGTATCGTTTTCTGTCTGGAAAATACGTGTTGATACCTTGAAGTCAGGAATCTTAGGTGTTTCAGGAGTCATTGAAGTATCATAGATGCGGCATCTGTTATTCGGATACAGACAGAACTGCCCATTTCTTAACTCAATTAGATTAAATGACTTATGTTCATCAGGTAATTCACTTGTT